AAGTGGTACAAAAAGCCAAAGTCAATTTGGTTGTGCGGATATTATAGCGCCAATAAATATTTTGAAGATGCTGAAAAAAAGAATCATGGAGATGTGGACAAGTCTAATAACTTTATGACTTGGGCCGATATGTACAACATGAGGATAGGAGACTTAGATAATGGATTGTAATTTAGATGGCGTTGATGCTTACTTGATAAGCCAATGCGATGCTGCGGAGTATTGTGTTACGAACGATACTCCTACAGGCACTGAGTACATCATTAGAATCGGAGATAGAATATATGTTATGATCGTTCCTGAAGATGCTAAACCCAAGTAAGGAGCAACAGGAAGAGTGGAGGAAGCAGAAGATGCTTTGTAATGCGAGGTACTGCTGGAGGAATAGAGATCGCCCATGCCCAACTGGAGGGACATGGGGGCAGAAGTTTAGGGAGTGGTACAAGATGTCACTTGACGAGTATGCTTATCACAAACGAATGGAGAAACTTAATGCAAGTAAAATGGGATAACTGCGGATTTGGTAAGGTGGGGTATGGGGATTACTGGAGAGCGGAGAAGATGGGGAAGTGTGAAGGTGCTAAGTTTGGATACCTGTTATCCAATTCAGACCATACTTATTTGTCTGTCAACCCCGGACCATTTGAATCTCCTGAGCATAGGGATAAGGTTATAGTTGAGGATGTTGAGAAAAGGGAACTCAAAACAAACGGGAGGAAACAGCGTGGACGCTCTTAGCTTGGTGTTGCTTGGTCTTGCTCTTTTTATTTTCTTAGGCTAGAGGTAGGTTACGTCTACGACGCACCCCTTTGGGAACGCTGTTATCCCATAGGGTACTGGCCTGTCATCAGACTTACCTTCCCAATCTTCGTAGTCTAAGGTGTTGGCAATCTTAATGGTGTCATCGTCTTCGTAGACATGCCACCCTATGCTTTCTAGCGTGGGGCATTTAATATCTACATGCTTCTCCCACTCGTTGGAAGCTATTACATCCCGCCACTGCACGCGGCAGACTTTATAAATGGTGAAGTTTACTTTTTCTTCTTGCGTTCCAGAGGTCCGGGTAGAATCCACCCCAGTACCATAGGAATCAACACAACTAAGATTAGTAACCATCCGCCCATCTCTATAAGTTGACCAATAACATCCCAAAAATTAGTTTCTGCACAACTAACTGCTGTAGGCATGACTCCTCCTTTCTTCGATGGAGTCATTACGTCCGCAACCACACTCGTCACAGAGGCACCTGCCGCTCCCGCCAGTAACACAGGAGCAGTCCCCGATGTCGCAATCGAGGCAATCGCACCCGCTCCTAGTGATCCTCCCCCTATCAATGCTGCTTTCTTTAGGCTTGTACATCCGCCTATCCAAAGAACAGAGAGTAAACAAGCGTAGCGGCTAGTAGAACTGCTGCTACGGCGAACATAGGGTTTTCTTTTGCCCAGATTTTTAATGATTCCATTAAGTTTCCTCAAGTGTGAAAGAGTTGCCACAACCACATGATTTGGTGTTGGGTATGTCAAATTTAAATGTTGGCGAAAATGCGTCATCAATCCAATCCAGAGTTGCCTTTGATAAATACTCCGCCGAGATGGAGTCTATAACCAAGTTCCCGTTCAGCCATATATCGCTCTCGTTGGCTCCATCTGTCTTCGACAATCCTACTGTGAAGCCACTGCAACCACCACCATTTACCTCCACCCTTAGATATTCTGAATCGTTTAGGGTCTGTTCTATCTTCTTCTCCGCTGATGGCGTTATGTTCATCGTTCACGTCGATGCCCTAGATTATCTATCTTAACAGACAGTGATTTCAACATATCCTTTATTTCCCCAAACTGCTCAGAGTTTCTAGCGTCTGATCTATCCATACGCTCAACTAAACTTCTGAGTTCAAGCTGGTTTCGGATAGTATCTTGTTCAATTCCAGTTACGTAAGTAAAGAATCCCACAGCAATGGCAAGAGTGCCTAGCAGATGAGAGACGCTGAGACTCTTTGACATGTGCCACCCACCATTACCCCGTCGCTCTGGACCCGTATACTCAGACATTACCGTACCTTTGTGGCTAGAATCTTGTCCAGCATCTGTTCAATAGATTGCAGCCTATACAGCATAACATCTAGGTTCTTTACAGATTCCGCTATCTTCTCTTGGTCGCCTGTGAGCTTCTTGAGATTATGTATCTCAATACCACACTGCTTGGCTTCCGCTTCTAGCGCCGGTATAGCGCGTCCCTGTATACCAGCAAGGCGCTCAACTTCAGAGGTTAGACCTGAAGCCCACCATATTGCACCAACAGTTTGAACTAGAAGAAACATAATGGCCCCAAAGAATTTCGCATCTATATTCATGTATCTTCCTTACGCTCTGGCGTTTTAGCTGGCAGACTTTCTGTTTCTATTGTCTTGATAGTGTCTTGGGCAGACCAGAAGATACAGGTTTTGTCCACATTCTGATTGTGCAATAAGACAGTACTGCTGGGATTATTTTTATTTTCTGTAATATACATCTGTATATTCAATCCAGAGTCTGTACTTATGTCCATACCATGAACAGGCTTCTCATTGTAGCCATCAAGAAGTTCCTGCATAAGTATTTCAGGGCCACCTGAAGTACATAGGACTTGGAGAGACACAACGGATTTAAATATCTTTGGGTTCACCGCCATAGAATCGGGGGACACCAGCAATAAGAACCATAATGCGGAGATTATTATTTTAGAAGTCATTGCATATCACCCATTACCCTTTGCATTCTTCTTAACGACTCTCTTATTTCCTGCGATTGTTGTACTTTCCCAGACCTGAGTGCGCTACGCAACTTAGACCTAAGCTCCCTAAAGTCTTTTCTTATCGCTATCTTTTCCCACTTCTTCCTGTCTACTTTTGCCTCGTATGGTCGTAACCCTACAAGATACTGTAGCAGTCTTTGAGACATTGGTAAGTCTGTTCTGCTTTCTCGCATACTAGGCTCGTCCTGCCACGGAGGAGTAAACTTCGCAGGAGATGACACCAAGTTACCAGCCGCATCCCTTGACCTCTCCCCAAATACCCCCCCAACATTCAGCCTGTCAAACTCAGAAAGCATTATTAAATTTTGCGCCAGTTTAGCGATATGTGGACTCATCCTTATCCCTAGAAAGTCAACAGTCTGCCCCTTTAATTCTTCTATATCTCTCCTTCGGTATATATCATAATTCATTATACCTTCAAACACAGATTTGATATAAGGGTTTGTCATTTCAGCAATCAAGCTTGGGAAGGGAATTCCGGTTGATCCAGCTTTGCCTTCTCGTATGGGCTTCCAATCTAACAATCTGTCTGGGTCAGCAAGGGGGAGCCAGTTCATTAGCGTTATCACGTTATGAACGTCTTTCTCACCACCTTCCGACTTGAAGAATTTGTCAATGAACACAGGGTTTCTACCCGCAACAAACTCGCTAACCTCGTCTAATGATGGTGTATCTACACCGTACTGAATGTTATCAATAAGGTGATGAACCTTAGCGGCTCTTTGCGGGTTCTTTATCATAGCCTCTATTTGGGCTGGGATATTTTTCCTTGACCAAGTATAGAATGGCATCATTCGCTTCATTACGCCTTGCTCAAAATCAGAGAGGTCAGAGTAATCAAACAATGCTTTCTTTACGTTAGCTCTTGCAGCACTTCTCGATCCCGTTTTAGCCAGAGTGTCCATGTACAACGCAAGCCTAGCATTATTTTCTAGAGCCTTACCTGTAGCAAACCCACCCTGCAATAACCTATTCTTTGTGGATGGTGTAACCCACTGGGCTAATGATTGTTTTGCGTTCTTTGGGGCGCTTTGTACTGCGTAATCTTGCACGTTAGATATAAGGTCATCGGAGTATTGTCCGTGGTTGAACACCCCATCTTCCATCGCCTCCTTCCAAATAACCTCTCTCTTTACAGCTTCCCCACCATTATATTTACCAAGATTAATTTTTCCTGTTATCGCTTCTGCACCACCCTTCCTTGAGGCATCCCTCTGTATTTTCATAGCCTTACCAAAGTACAGGGGGTTGCTCAACCCTCCGATATGGTAAGCGTTCCAAATGTTACCGACTATGTTTCGTGAATGGTAAGCTGGCCTCAGTCCTAAAGACCACATCTTCCACCACCTAGTAGCTCCGTCAAAATACTTCAGGTATTTACCTAGTTCTTTAGGATCACGAATTGTTTTAGCCATGCCCTTCACCATGCCTGCAACACCCGGATCAAAGACAACGCCTTCAATCCCCGCGATGGGTATCCAACCATCAGTGCCAACAGAACCCACAGGTCGGCCTAATGTTTCAGCAGTCTCCTTTAAGAAGTTGGTGCCAGCCACAACCTGTGCACTTCTAGCGCCGCGCACAGCTTTAATAGTAGGCAAGTCAGTGATGAAATAATCTTCGCCATGCTTCAGATTATTTGTTTCAACTGTGCCAGCTTTTTGACGCTGTATCATACTAGGGTGCGTCCTATAGACGTCACGCAGCGTACCGCTTTTCTCTGCTGTTTTCCTTCCAGATTCACTAAGGATGTGGGGTATATAACCCTCCACACCAAGATCACCACTACGAGCGGCAACGTCACCTATGTCTGGAGCAATAACTCTGGCTCCTTCACCCATACCTGCTATCGGAACATCTGCGCCTTCCTTAGCTAGAAACCCCTCCATGATCTTAGTAACACCCTTAGCTTCCTCTTGCGCCTTAGCTAGTGCTGGACCCTTTAGGTCGGCGGGTAATCCTCTAGCTGCCGCATCTATAGCACCACCTTCCGCCTCGCGTATAATCTGCCGCTCAAGGTCATCAACGGAAACACCAAGCTTAGAGGCTGCGTCTTTAAGAACCTTCTTCTCAACGTTCCTTGCTCTTGATAGCTTACCATGAGCGCCACGAACATTATCAAGGTACTGAACATACAAATCCCTAGCTTTCTTTTTATCTCCGGTATACACGTTAAAGGCGCGGAGTATGGGGTTATCTGCGGCAGCCATAAGCGCCCTTCCGGGGGCTGTGGCTGCGATAGCTTTATTCAAAGCTTTGACGGGAACGGATATACCATGTCTAAGCAAGCCCACACCTACAAGATTTAGGGGATCAGTTATAACATCGCCAGCAAAACCAAGAACAGTAGACCATATCGGATGATCCTTGACCCACTCTGGGTCTGCTAAAGCAATAACGTCCTGTATTCTTTTTTCATCTTCGTAAGTAAAACCTTTACCCATATCTTGTAAAGTTTCTGTAGCATACTTCTCCCATAACGATCTATCATCGCTTGGGTCATCAGGTCTGCGGTACTCTTCAACTATATTATGGATGCCGCCAGCGATTGCGCTTTGCGGTCTACCTAGCTGATGCAGAGCAGACATGACTCCGCTACCACCATACTTCCCAGCACTGATAATAGGACCAGCAAGAAATTCGGCAGTAGCCGATACAGGCTTAGGCAGAGCTTCCCACCCCTCACTAATAGCGCTTCCAGCAGAAGACAAAAAGGATTGGTCTTCTTGACCGGGTATGGATGACGAATCAAACTGATCGAATATGTTTGGCTTTTTCTTCTCGTCAAATTGATCGAATACGTTAGCCATAGTTTAATTTGAAAACCCTTCCGGAAGATACCCATACTTATTTAAAAACGCTTTTCGAACAGCTTCAGTATTATTTTCCATTAAATAATTAATAGCGCTTTGTGGTGCTAATGTTTTACCTTGAGCTTGCTCAGCTACGGGCTGTGCTGTTTGAGTGGTGGGCTGTACTGCTGGGGCTTGCGCGGGAGGGTTAGCCCTCGCGCTAACTATCCCAGCAAATTGCGGATAGGTAGCATCGACATACTTTTGAATGCTCTCTGGCGTGGGTGGTCCCATAAGTCTATCATAACCATCAATCGTATATTGCCTACCAATCAACTTTTTCGCTAACGGTATATTCCCGGAAGCTATGGCACCTTCAACAGATTTAATATATTGAGTAGTCAAAGCACCAGCCGAACCCTGACCCTTTATGTAAGGTCTTCCACCATTTGCCGGGGGTCTGGTTCCTCTTGGCACTGTTTTTTGCTCTAAGTTACCATCTGCCCCAACTCTGTGCCACGTTTCAAAACCTACTGGAGTTTTGGATGGGGTTGGGTGATGACCGCTTAAAGCTTCCGCTTCTTTCTCATTAGCTCCAAATCTAATTGCTCTCCTGAAAGCCATCAGACGAGACTTAGGTGGATCGAACTTACCATCCTCAGTATAGAACACACCTTTCCTGATGCTATCAAGGCGCTCCATTCCATCAAAACTTTCCATAGCTTTCATCTTAGCCATAGCCATCTCCATGAATAACGGAGCTTGACTTTCTGAACCAGTAAGCGCAGCAATGACGTTAAGGATCATCATCTTCTTATACATATCATTCATTGCAGATAAGTATTTAGTTCTCTTGCTTCCTGAGTCTCTTGAGAAGTTACCCCAAATTCTTTCTGCATTTTGCTGTGGCGTTGATGTTACGATATCAGCAGCATCTTTGCTTGGTACATCATTAGATTTTGCTGCTATTTTAACAGAAGAAGCAACTTCGCCCGTTAAATCTTTTGAATCTATTGGCGGCTCTTTAGAGGTTGTAGTTGGGGAGATATAACCTTCAGCATCGAATGTCTTATCCGCAGCCCAAGTATTTACAATCTCTGTTTGTTTGTCTTTATCAACTACTGTAAGTTTATCGTATGCCTCGTTATATTTCTTATCGTGCGATTTTGTGGGGTCTCTGCCTATTGGCCCTCCGCTATGAACCTTCTCAATAATTTCTTTAAAGTTATCAATAGCAGATACAGGACCATGCACCGGAGCTTTCTCACCAGAAACCATTCTACGAACAGCCATTTGCTCGTCAGCATTCGGAAACATAACTTGACCTATAGACTTCGTTCCACTACCCAATATATCTCTTTGCTGCTGCTCTTCTATACGAGTGTTCTGGTCTTGTATCATTGTGTCGGCGTAAGCACTATCGCCCGTCTTTGTTGGGGTTCTGATCCAATCATCAACCCTTTCTAACAGCCCAGCTTGTCCACCGGGAGTAGCACCATACTCATCGTCCTGAAATGCAATAATGTCTTTATCATACTCTTTCTGAATCGCAAGCCGACGCCTCTGCATCCAAGCAGCAATATCTTCTGGTTTAGGAGCCGTAGTTCTATCCTTTACCCTGCGCTGCTCTTGGGCTTCACGGGCATACCAATCACGCATACCCAAACTTTCATCGTCAGCAACGGTGCCAGTATAGTCGCCTTGCCCCACATCAACAAATGGTGGTTCTATCCCTCTAAACTCGTCAACAGGTGGAGGGGATCGCGTGTGGCCTCTAGGCCCCGGACCCGCATAACGAGATCGTTGAGTTGCGTTAGCTTGCAACATTCTAGCATGTTGTGCCGCTGGACCCACAATCTCTGGATCAAACATTGCCCTCCCCTGAGACCGCTCAAAAGGATACGCAACATCTGGAACCCGAACTGGTGCGGGAGCTTGGGCGCGTGGATCTGGAGAGCGATTAAAGGTACGAGAACGCATAGCATGTTGACGCTGTTGAGGAGTCATCACGGCTTGGGGCAAAGCACCGCCCATGAACTGAGGGTTAGGTGCGCTTAAAACCTCTTGCATAGCTCTTGACGATGGTAACACCTGAGCTGGTGTAAGCCTCCTGCGCTTCCGCAGTCTCGGATCACCTATCAAGTTTTGTGAGCCGGGAGGGGCGGACGGATTATACTGAAGTCTGCCCGGTACGCCCCAATAAGGGGAGTCAAATAAACCATAGTTAGGACTACGCATTCCGTGAACCTCCTACATACCCACCAACTCTAGGGTTATATCCAAACATTCTACGTTTTCGCGGACCCATCACACCAGCATACGAACGATTATCAAACTGTGCCATAGGAGGCTGAAGCTTGGCGTATGTTTTGCGTGGGCCAAATTTACCCGGTCTTGGCGCTCTTAATTGACCTTCTTTTGATTTAATACCAGACAGCGCAGCCGCAAGTTCCGCATCAAAGAAACCCTCACTTGTCATGGCTTGCACCTGTTCAGGAGTTGGGTCTAAGTGTGGATTTCCAGTGTATCGCCTTTGCTGTAAGTGCGGGTTGCCAGTGTATTGTCTTCGCTTTCTAGGGGATAATCCAATATCCTGACCAAACCCCCTGATGGCGCTTCCTATGTTTCTTCCGAAATTAGAAAATGAAGGTGGCACCATAGACATTAATGAACCAGCCATTATACAATCATCCCATAACGAACAGCCTTAACACCATTAATCGTAATGACCGCTTCTGGAAGAATCTTCTCAACCTCTTGAGCAAGCACACCGATGAATTTCTTAGGACTCCAGATGTAGTTGTAACTGTACCATTTGAATCCTTTATGTTCACCTATAGGCTCAATGTTTTCCTTCAATCGCTCGTCAGAGATTAACGCTGGCAACACTGCACCCATGATAGAGCCAATGGAACTTGTTCCCGGCACATTTTGAGTAGAAGTCCCACCATAATCTCCCGATATATTTGCCATATACTGATTGAGCGCAGTTTGTGGCGCTTGAGATTCGTACATGTATCGTTGGATATCTCTGTTCATCGCCTCTTGCGACATTCCTCTACGGTCTGCACCAACTTGACCAACAGCCTCAGCCATTCCTAGTGGCGCTGACATAATAGATGGATAAGCGCCTAAAGCACTAACCCTGCGCCCCTGAGCGGCCTCATAAGCCTGCTGCCTCATCTCCGCTTCTTTGTTTAAGAACTGTTGATTAGCTGCTGCAATAGCCTGTGCCTGCACCTGATCGCCACGGCTACTACCACCGGGCTGATACTGCACCATAGACTGCCGAATACCCGGCAATACAGAGCCAGTTAAGCGTGAGGTCATCTGTCGCTTCATAGCCTCTAGCTGTGGATTAAAGCTGGCCTCATCAACCATGCCTGTCTGCATCTGGTTGATGTTCCTCTCTGCGAACCTCTGCTGCTCTGCTGGGCGATCACCCGCCGCATAGCCTAGCGCCATACGTTGAGACTCAGCCTGTGCTGGGTCAAATCCCGCTAAGGTTGCAGACGGATAGTAAGCTGGGCCTCTAGGCTCTGCTGCATAAAGATTCTCTGCTCTAGCAAAACCTTTCTTTAGAAAGTCTTTTTGCTCAGCCCACGGCTCACTTGTAGTCGTTGTAGTTTTTGATCCACCAGCCATAATTTATTCCTCGTTAAACTTCGAATCCACCGCCGCCACCAGAACCACCGGGAGCGCCAAACCCACCGCCATAACCTTCTGATCCCAAACCAAAATGCTCCTCTACATCAAACCCGCCGCTAGCGAAAGAATCATCAAAACTAAATGTTGGAACTGGCGCTGATACCGGAGCTGATAGTACAGACGGAGGAGCTATTCCAGTAACCACAGAGCTTGGGACGGGGGAGACGTAATCATCTAGAGCGGTTGTTGATACCGGGCTAGTGTAATCGTGCGGTTCCATTTCTACTCCTACATGGTGCGCCCCCGGAACATAACCACCATAACTTGAGCTTCCTGCCCACGTGGGGTCAGCACCAGTATAACCCGCCGCAACGCCACCCATTCCCGGTAAATAACCACCCCATGTAGAGGTGGGGCCACCCTCAGGATCATGCCCACCTTCAAAAACCTCAAATGGTGGCTCCCAACCACCTCCGACAAATGATCCCGGCCCTATTCCACCGCCACCGGGTCCACCACCGCCACCAATGGGTCCACCGATTAATCCGGGTGGAGCTATGGGCGCGTAAGATGTTGGGATACCACCAGCCATAAAGCCACCACCACCACGCATACCGCGAATGGTTGGTGCTTCATAATCCCACAGCTCCATAGGAACTCCTGTAGACTCCCATGTAGCCTTTCTTCCAGTACGGTAGGGGTCGGCTGCACCAGCTCCGCTAGGAGCCTCTGGCATCGTCATAGGGTATACTAAACTGTATCTTGAGTATGGTACATAACCGCCGCTTAATGGTCTAACTCCCCCACTAGCAGACGCTCTGTAGCCACCCGGTCCTGATGGGACTCTAACCCCACCACCCCCAGCCACTCCACCGCCACCACCACCACCAGCAGCAGCTCCACCACCACCAGCAGCAGCACCACCACCAGCTCCGGGGAATGGAACAACTGTTGTTGGCGTTGAGCTGCCAGAACCAATTGGGTCCATCTCTACAGTCCACATGCCGCCTTCTGGGACATAGTAACCCATACGCCCAGCGTCATCACCATGCCCGTAACCATGAATATCTCCAGCCTCGCGTGGAGACATTTCAACATGCTCCGTGGCTCTATAACGCCCCGCATCATAGTCATAGGAAAGATCAACATCTGAACCCGGATCATAACCTAATGTCTCTATTACGCTTGCTGAGGCAGTTATAGGAGTGTCGGAATGTGCGCCAGAAGCTAAAGCTTCACCATACCTTCTCGCACCTTCCTCCGAAGATACTTTATCAGTATCATCAGCACCGCCCCAAACTCCACCAACGATAGAAGCTTTTTCATCCATTGATAGCTTTCTGCCAGCAGCTTCTTCAGCAGCTTTCTCGTACAATTCCTCCAGATACCAATCCTCACCACCACCCTCATACATAAGCAATCCACCCGGCCCAGCTTTGGGCGGGTCAGATTCTTTATGAAACATATCGACAAGTATACCAGCCTCTTCGGGCGTGATATAAGCAGCCAATAATCCTTTATGTCTTGTTGGTACTGTGACGGTTTTTGAAGCCATTAATGTAACCTTCTATCTAGTTCTTTTGTGTAGACAACGTATGAATCTTTCCAATCCGTTAATATCTTCTTCCATCCTTTCCGACCCCAAGCTTCTAAGGATGTACAACCCATGAGGATTGCAAACTCTTCCAAGTCAGGCTCAAAGTGGAACCACTTATCCATATCTCCACCAGCTATTGCGATGATTCTCAACACCTTCTTTTGGGGGTAAGGTATGATCTGAGTAACCATAGAAGCGATAACCTCTTCGTCTTCTACCGCTATCCATAACTGCATTTCACCGTCAACAAGGGCCACATAGAAGTCAGGAGACTCCATCTCCCCCTCTGAGTGGGGTACGCACCGCTCTATTTGCGGCAATACCTTCTTCCAGAGTTTGGGTACTTCTTCTGGGTGTACTACTCCAACCTTACAGCTTGTTCCATGTGGTGCCATCGAACCAATAAATTCCTGTACCCGCTCCCGGATTCCAGTTTGATCCATCAGCGTATCTGATGTCTCCATCTCTTGGTTTTGCGGGGGCTGTGTTTGTTTCTTCAAGTCTCATCACCGATTGGTTGAATAGTATGTTTCCTAATCTCTTAAATTCTGTAACCACATAGATTCCCAAATCCTCTTTGTCTTCTGGTAGTGGTCCCGGCTCATAACGAACTACAGACTTGACCCTCTTTACATCGGCAAGTGCCATTAGTAACTCCTAGAACCACGTCTTCCTGCATCGTCTAACTCAAACTCTAGCCCATCAAGTCTCCAAGAAGTGTCACCAGTGGATTCAATTTTGATTCCATAAAGTTTTCCACTCGCTCTACAAGATACCTTAGATTGGGTGTCTGGGTTGAAAGTTATTGGAGAACTCCATGTAATAGCCTCTTCTGTAGACATCTGGGTTCCGATGTAGAAATTTACTGTATCAGCACTCGCTATAGTCATCTTGGGCCATATAGCCTTTATACGTTTTACTGTTGATTGGTCTGGCTGATTTTGGGCAGTGAATGTCAAGCCTGTTCTTTCAACATAAGATACCATATCCGTAGTGTCTTCCTTGTTGCCTGATCCATCCCTGTATAGTTTTGTGCTTACAGGGTCAGCAAAAAGAAGCACATTCTCCACATCATCCCATGATACGGCCCATGCTCCAATAGCGGCAGACCAAGATGGGCCAGCAGGGGAAGGGGGAAGTGCAGCGGCAGCAGTCCAAGTTGTATAGGATAACTCATTCTTTACACTACCGTAACCCATGTGGGCAAGATTGGGTATATCCCTAATGGAGAAAGTATTATTTACCCAATTCCATATCAAAGCCTTGTCGCATTGGTTATCTGTTCCAGCACTCGTAGAAACAAAGCAAGCTAACATCTCTGTCCTTCCGTAGTCAGCAACTACAAAAGACTTCTCAATGTGATCCCCATCTACTAGCGCGAATACATGATCCCGCATTTTATGGGGTAATAGAGATGAAATCCTTTGCCCATCGTTTAGGTAAATGTCACCATTACCGAAAAGAAAATGGCCTCCGTCGAACTCTGCAACACAGTTTTTAGAGAGAATCCCAACTGAAGGTGAAAGCTGCCTAAATGAAAAGATAAAAGGTGTACCGACATAGGTCATTGAATAGACAGCATCTTCCTTATAGATCATAAAGGAATCGCGTAATGGAAGACCGTCTAGTATTGCTCCTTTAGTGTCTGCTAATTCATATTCACCAGCATCTACCGTAGCATCCGCCTCGTTCCAAGATGCGGGGACTGTTTGTATTGCGGCCTCTGTTGACCACTTTACTACTCTGGGGAAATTAACATTTGACGCAGTTATATTGAGAGAAACCAAGAACGAGCGAAACGCTCTCATTGATTTACATTCTGTCGCCACAGGCCAGCTAGTCAGGTTCTGCATCTTCTGAATGGTTGCTGGCACACCATCGACAAGTTCCCAAAACTGAGGCTTATCAAATCCATTAGTTACAACAAGCACACCGCCTATAACCGTAGAAGCCCAAGTCTCCGAAGCGGTAGCAGAATACGCACCGCCAGCCCCACCGCCTCTGGTAATGTCATACCACTTCTTAGTTCTGGTTACTGTTGCTCCATCTAAATGGGTCGTAGCACCGCCTCCCCTTACACACCCTGTAAATGTATTTGTTGAAATACCTGTATAGGGAATCTCTTCGGAGCCTATAGTTATAGTGCCAGCAGTCTCAAAACCAACTACACTATCCACTGTAATACCTGTAGCCGCTGCACTAATACCACCATCTAGGGCGGTTGTCTTTTCAGTAGCATCAAAGACATGGATAGCTGCAAGCCCACAGGCTACCCAGTATTTATTGCCTGATACTTTAATGTAGGCAATATGATAAGGGGCGATAGGGCAGGTTTCCATGACTGAAGAATAACCCTTGCATTTAAATACAGAGCCATGCTCCATCCGTACATTATTGCCATCGCTCCACGCATTGATGGGCAACTGCCACGGTTGTATGTCTTGGACGATTCCTGTCTGCCCAGCATTTTCTAAAGCAATTAATGACAATACTGTTCTCCGAAATAGCTTCCCTTATCCACCAGCAGCCCCACAACCACCGCATGTACCTGAACCACCCTGCGCCTGAAAGACGTCAAGGAACCTGAAGGTAGGGTTCATAGTTGATGCATCGTAGTCTATTGTAGCGCCATCCATGTACTGGATTGCCACTGGGTCTATGTAAAGATTGGATGAAAGTTCAATGTCTCTCTTTTCTCTAACATCAGCAAAGGTCATGCTATGCTTCATTCCGCTACAGCCTCCCCCATATACGAATACACGGATGCCCACCATGTCTGGTTGACTTTCTAATAGGTCAGCAACCTTGTCCATTGCGCTGTCTGTTACTGTCACCATTATTCTTCCCCGAAATATCCGCCACTAAATTTATTAGACACAGCCTGCTTTGCTTCGATAAGACAATTAGGAAGCATATCGTTTGGTGCTATTGTCATCCATATTATCAAGAAAGGGATAAAAAACCAATGCGCTATTCTTGCTATCCCTACTATAAAACTCATTTAGGATATTTGGTTTTTACAGCCTGACGCTTTCCTTCTAGTGAAGTAACCGCAGCCATTCTTTCTTCAACCACACCTTCCCAAAGCGCCACAACAAGTTCATCTATTGATGGGTATTCTGCTTTTCGTTTCCAAGTATGGTCATTTTCCCAAGCAACGTAAGCCTCTTCTATTTCCGCATCAGAAGGCTGAGGTTTTTCGGAGAGCCATCGCCTAATGTAGATGCCATCCCCATCGTCTTGAAGGGAAAAGTCCTCATTTGTAATAAACCCTAATTGTTGTAATCCTCGATTTTTATGCATCATCTATGCCTATTAATTTGTATCCTGCCATCCATGTTTCACCAGATCTGAAATCGTAATCAACACCTCTATTCTGTTGCCCCTTCAGTTCAATATAGTCTCCTGCGTCCAACTCAAGGATCATTGTAAGAACGGCATTTACTCTCTGTGAACTAGCACCCGGACTACCGGAGACCATAGTGGCATCTGAGTCGCTACCATTTTTATCCACACGACCAATAACACGTTGGCCAGCAGACGCAGTGTTTGCAGTCACGTCGTAACTAATCACATACTTGCCGCCTTTTCCAACAGGAACAGTAAATCTATAAGTGGATGTATCAAAAGCATTATCTGTATCCCATGATTCGTTGCTTAATTGCATCGTATACCATGTTCCTGAAGCTGCAGCCGTATAACCACCACTAGCCCTAAAACTTGGGGTGTTATCTCCAGAAGCACCAAGAGTTACATCTGCATCAGGAAAAGTAATAGTCCTGTCCGCAGTCGGATCAGTGATGGCAAACGTAGTCTCAAAAGCATTTGCTGTAGCTCCCTCAAAGACAAGTGGGGAGCCAGCAGCAGTCTGGAAGGTTGCTACACCATCCTTGACTAGAACACCATCAATGGTGACGCCAGCGGCTGCCGTTTTCTCTGCGATATTATCTGTGTTTACTATACTGTCTTTAAGTAATACACCATCAATGGTTACTCCACCAGCAGCGGTACGTTCAGAAATTGTGTCAACTTTAACTTCGCTCATAATCCAAAAGCCTCCTGCACTTCTTCTGTAGTTAGACCAAGAGCCTCAAGTTTTGCTTTGACAGAGTCTTGTCTATTAGATTTTTCAATAGCAGCTTCAGAGGCTACTTGTTGCGCCTCAACCCAAGCAACTTCCAACTCTTCTTGCGTTGGTTGCGGATCTGGGCCATCCCACCTAATGAATTCGTGTGGAGGATTACTTTTGTTTAAACCGTAAGAGTTTCTATTAAGACCTAAATGGTCAATGCAATGATTAATATCCATTTAGGACTCCTTGAGAATTTCGACTTGCGCGTAAATTTCTACACCAGTGCCAGTGCCAGTATCCACACCGAACCCGTACGTGGCTAAGGTCGTAATACACCAATGCTCAATCCTGTAAACATTACTTCCTGATGGGGTTACACGTGCAGCCCCAGAACTGGCGGCGGGAGAGTAGGCGGACATGCCATTTTGTATGCCTGCTGTACCAGTAACATCATATAACCGAGATTTATGCTCACCAACAGAATAAGCTGGGCATATCCATTTAATCAAATAACTTCCAGCAGCCAAAGTAAACGCATTCGCAGATATTGAAACTATACCATCTGGGTCAGTTACCTCCGTATTCAAATCTCTCGTTCGCCAAGCCCCGAGGGTAAATGTTCCGCCATTAGTTCCCTCCGCTTTAGAATCTACTATATGTGCATAAGATGAAAATAGCCCCGGAAATCCAGTAAGGGTTGCTCCAGTTACATCAATAGTCCCATTAACATCCAGCGTTGCGCCACTAGCAATATCAATCTCACCCCCAGAAGCTACATTTATATCTCCACCAGAGGCTACAGTTATTGCCGAGCCAGAAGGAAGAGTAAACGTATCAGAGGAATCTCCTAGCGTTACATCTGTTCCAGTTGCAGGGGATAGTTTATTTGTTTTTACTTCGGATGCCATACTATCCTCCTGTGATACTGGCTATTTCAGCATCGTTTAGGCCGAGAGATTTTAGTTTTTCAATAGCGCTTGCTTTTGCTTCGGCTGCGGCTACTTGTTCTGCTGTGGGTTCTGGGACGGGTGGTTCTACATAATGGAATACACCATCGTAGGTGCCACCGATACGCGCATCTGCCGTAGCTTCGATCAGCTCAGAATCGGGTACAGAGAACTCTGTAACCCCATCCCATATAACTATGTTTTCTACTGCGCCATTTTTTACTACTGCGTAATTAGCCATTATTGATACTCCCACACTACGACGATACCGCCTGCTCCCGCGCCAGATCCGTAAGCTACATGCCCGTAACCACCACCACTACCATAACCTTGACCAGCCTTAGTATACATAATCTGTCCATCGCCAAACACATTTGATCCTCCGGCATAAATAGTTCCATCTCCACCAGTAATTTGAAGGTCACCACCAGTAGCGGTTCCACCCGTTCCGACTGCAGCGGAGGCGGGTTTACCCGCTCCACCATTACCAACAACATCTGTATTCACTGAGTCTGCCCATGAAGATAAACCCCCTGCAGCTCCCGCTCCAGCGTTTGCCCCAACAGCCGCCCCACCTGTGCCTATTGTTATTGTCGATGCTGTGACCGAAGAAACGTCTACAATTTTTTTGGAATATCCACCTCCTCCACCACCCCCGTAACCTGAACCCGTTGCAGCACCACTGCCACCCGCTCCTTGAACTTCAACAATTACCTTAGTAATGGTTACACCAAGAGCCGATTCCCTAGTTGCTTTAGTCCATGTGCCACCAGCGGTATAAACCTGAACCCCCGCCATACCACCAGCAGGAAATCCTGTAGTAGTCGCACCAGTTACATCGATAGTCCCATTGACATCTAATGTTGCACCGCTTGCAATATCAAGTTCCGCTCCCGATGGCACCGTAACGGTATCACCAGATGCCATCAGAGTAGCAGCAGTACCAGACTCAGGTTCCCATGTATCTACATTAATCTTGCTCATACGATTACCAGTGTTCCTGTGACTGTAACTGTTCCAGTGAAGGTTACTGGCCCTGCTACCACACCGTTGTCAGCTATGGTGTAATCACCATCAATAGTAGCTTGGTTGAGGAAGAACCCTTCCTTACCCGGCGGATTGTTAAGATACAGCGTTCCATTTGTTTCGCCAACCATAATGCCTCCTATGCTGAGATTGCGTCTACAACGCTAACCCAAGCTGCTATGGAAGTTACCGCAGAAGCCTGAATCCTTAGAAGGTCGGTGCTTTGCATAACTATTTTAGCGCCGCCTTGTATTAGCTCCACCGATGACTTTGGAGGAACCTGTAAGTCATCAGCAAGGTAAACAACAGATGCCGTTGATCCTGCCGCCGCTACATCAATCCATACGTCTACAGTAACAGCACTCGCTGTAATGTTTGTTAGCCTAATGCCAATCAACGCATCATTCGAGTTAGCTGTCCGTAGCGTATGCGGTGCAGTAGTAACTTGTGATTTATAGTCTTTTGTAAAGTCTTGTGCCATAATATTTACCTTTAGAGAGCAATCGCCATTGCAACTGAGAAGCCAGCAGAGGCGGTACTTGCCCATGCTACACCATTGGTAGCTGTTGAGTCCGCAGTTAATACTAAATTGTTAGCCCCAACGGGCAGTCTGGTTTCTGAGTCCACAGTATTGTAGACAAGCAGATCACCTTTTGTTGTCAGTCTGTCAGGAGCAAGAACATCCACCTTTTGCCACTCTGAGGATGCAGTTGAATACTTCAAGTATTGATCGTTAGCCGCTGAAGCAGCACTAACTGATTCGCCCTGTATACCAGTAACTGTCACCGCTCCAGCATTTGTCATGGTGGCGTCACCAGATAATGCGGCTACTGTAAAGCCTGTACCATCGCCTATCATAATCTGAGTGGTGGCTAGAGCTAGATCAGACGGCACTCCAGAGGAGTTAGCATTTCTAACCTTTACCGTATTAGCTGCCATATCCGCTAGTTCGGCATTCGCTACACCAGCATCTTTGATTGTTACCGCACCAGAAGATACTGAAAAATTATCAGAATGAAACGAAGCAACACCCTTATTGGATGTACTGGCATCTTCGCCAGCAATGGTTAGCGTCGTTCCAGTAGCACTTGTATCAATCCCTTCACCACCAGAAACGGTTAGACTTTCAGAGTCTAGGTCAATATCTATAGTTCCAGAATCAGAGATAAGGTCTAAATCTTGTGCAGTAACTTGAGCGTCTACATAGGTCTTTACTGCACCCTGCGTTGCAAGCAATGTAGCGCTTGAGCCTAATGCACCATTATCAATACCAGTTACTGTAGCGCCTGTAGCCAATGCAAGGCTTGTATTACCAGTTAAGGTTGTTCCTGTAATTGCAGCAGGAGTTGCCCCGCCAATCACTGCACCGTCAACAGTTCCCGCATCAACGTCTACTGAATTACTTGTTATGATGGATACTGCTAATGTAACCCACGCATCGTTAGCTTCATTTCTTATCTTCAATAGATTTGCAGATGTATCGAACCACATAAGACCAGCAGTAAGGGATGTTGCTGGAGCTGTCGCAGATGGATGAATAGCATGTACCGCTGAGTCAACAGACGGGAACGATTGCTTTACAACTTTCTTGATTAATTGAAGATGGTCATCTCCCTGACTAATTGGGTCTGAAGCCGTGGGATTTGTGATTACCAGATCATCAATATAATTACCAGTTTCTAGTGCCATTAGTAGTACCCACCTGTATTCATAACCCTCATTGCGCTGCCCGAATGACGGTCTTTGTTATCTTGTTCCTGTAAATCAGCAATAGCCTGTTGAAAAGCTGTGGCCCATAATTGAACCCTAGCATCGTTCATTAGAAATGGCTCTGCCTCCATTAACGCTCCATACAGATATACATCTGGATTGTTTGTCAACATCTGCTCTGTAGTATTAGTTATTGAAAGAGCATCAATCTTCTTGAAAAATGTTATCGAATAATCATAAGCAGAATCTGGTGCTGGCCCCAAACGAACTTTCTTTATTGGTGTTCCACTAGAATTATCTGAGAAGATAGTGTAGGCTTCTGGTCTTCCGCTTTGACTTCCTGCCCACATTCTGTTCATGTTCTCAGGAGTGATATAAGACAACGTAGTTATAGGATCAGTTCTCAGATGAAAATCTAGCATCTGAAGATAACCAGACGGCAACGCATACTCCCTAGTTCCGCCCACTAATGCGGCAGCCCCTCCTAATGTAGTTTGATCTACATTAAGCATTATCGACAAGCGGAGAATCCGATTCATTCGGGCCTCCGCTAGAGAGATAAACTCTTGTATCCTATCTGTCAGATCATCTCTGTCCAGCCAGTTAGCTACAGCAGTCTGTAGTTCGCTGTAAGTACCTATAGCCATTAGGTCACATTACGTTTCGAGAAGAATACGCTTTGATTCAGAATTCTATAGTTTCTTTGCGTGTGTCCTAAAACACCATGTGCGTATAACCACATAATTAAACCCTCGTTGGTGTCGTTCTAAAATATTTATTATCTGGGTCGTTTAGATACTTCTTCATAAGTTTATGATCTTTCTCTATTGCCCCATTGGTTTCTTTCATCCACTGAGTCCATACATTTAGCGGTATAGATGCAACTCTTACACCTTCACCAGTCTTTCCGGGAGTCAACAAGTCGCCATAATTATTATATGCTTTCTTGTTTTCGTCTAGTATAGGTTCACAATCCTGATAGGTGTTGATAGTAAACTCAGTTTCATCCGAATTAGAATGAAATGTCTCTACTGGAGTAGATTGCGCTAAAGCATTTTTCTTCATTTTAAATGATACCTCGAATCCTTGCCTGTCGCAATGGCCTCCATGCCCCTTACAACACTGGAAAGACTTTCTTCCTTAGTTGGGGGTTTTGTAGTCTTTGATTTCTTGACTGAACTCTGCTTTGAAATCTTACTTTTTTTACCAGCCATACACTTTACCTACTTTAGAAACTTGTGTGCTTATGACGTTATCTATACTTCCGTTGTGTTCTGTGGTGCCTAAAGCACCATCCTTTCCCGGCCCATACTTTCTAAGTTTAGGTTCCCCTTCACTATAAGGCGGCGGGTTCATATCGGGGCCAATAGCTGTTGCACTACCCTTGCTGGGTGGTTGTCCTATATTTGCCATCTTGTTTCTCCTGTGAGGTAAAGCCCCCCGAAGGGGGCTACACCAAAGCAAATTAAATTGCGCTCTTGAGCATGCCGCTGCCAAGACCATTTTTTGAACGCAACCCGTACTCAGCAATCAAAAGCTGCTTCACACTATCACCAGATTTGGCAAGAGTTTCTGTACGGAAAGGCCGTAAATAATCTACAGACCACAGATCAAAGTCAATGAAATCACAGTTACCAGCAGGCAAAAAGCGATCAGGTACAACCTTAAACGTACCAAAGTCTGTTACCATAACGTCAACCGCATTTACAGCGGTGATGGGTTTGCTACCCGAAGTGTTACCTACAGGGTCAGCAACAACAGAACCACCAACAGCGGCGGAACTAATGGTTTGTTTTACATCGCTTCTGCACAAAATGGTATCAGGTGATCCACCAAGATCCCAAATGCGGCCCACTACCTCATTGATTAGAGAAAGTGAAACAGCCGTATTAGCGCCACCACCTAAGGAACTTGTCGTGCCATCAGGATAACCCGCTGCACCGTTATTAACAAGACCAAGACCAGTAGACGCAGCTACGATAGGCGTTGTACCGATAACGTTAGTACCAACCCAAGTAGCAAAAGACGCAGACTCTCTAGCAGCACCAGCACCACCAGCAACTTTAGCTGTGCCATCAAGTAGCATCTGTTCCATATCGCGCTTCATTTCTTTAGCACGTTTAGCAAGCTGATAAGCCTGAGTTGATTTACGCCCAGCAAAATCCACGGCTTCAGCAGTTCCAGAACTCTGGACTTGCGTTGCGGAGATTTGGGTGTAATTTGTCAAACGCCTCGGCTCTGTTGCAGCAGTCGAAGCATAATCATCACCTTCTAACTGCCTGTTAGCAGCAGGAGTTGCCAACTCATCTGTCTGCCACTCAAATAGAGTGTTATCAGCGGTTCCTCTGCCACACCCGTTAAGAAATGGGGTGTCCGTTGGGCTGATATTGTATATAATGTTACTTAGGTCTTCCCTAATGCCAATGGCGCTAAAGGTTAGCCTAGTATTTGCAGGAACTGCCATAATGCAATCCTCCTATTTTAAATGTCTATAAAATCCTCAAAGAGACTTACTGAGTCATCTAAATGACCTGTCTCTCTAAGACGCTTCATTTGGGCGTTACGTTTGCTTTTTGCCTCTGCCTTTCTCTTGGTTCCTGTACCTGAACGTATAACTTTTGGCTTGTTCTTTATCTTCTTTGCTTTTATTTTTGTTCCAGATAAAGCGTCGTATTTCATTGCTTTCATTAAAGCAACAAACGATCTTGAGTCTATTAATGAGGATATCTCCTCTTTTGTAAACCCTTGAGATAGCGCATAATCGCGCAATTCAATAGCCAATGATTGTCTGGTTTCTGCTTTGCCCCATTCTGGAACCATCTTTACAAGTTTCGCCTGCTCTTGCTCCACCATTCTTTGATGAGAATCCTGCGCTTCGCGCTGCATATTCTCAGCTTCGTGTTGCCTTTGCTGTTGCGTTCTTTGTATTGATTCCTGAGCCTGCCTAAACTCATCCCTCTTCAGAAGATACTCTTCGCGATCATCTTCTTTTAGGGTTTCCCAATCAATGTTAAACCTTTCAAGTCCAGCCATAGAGTTATTTATGACTTGACCTAAAGCGTCAACGTACTGCTGTTTCAAATGTTGGAGTTCAGGTAGTGCAGCTTCGTACTGAGATTTAGATAACTCTGCCTCCTCCCTGCTTGCTGCCAACGCTTGAGTTTTTTTAGTGTAATCCGACTGTCGAGAATATCCTTTTACAAGTTCATCGAGGGTAACTTCATGGTCTTCGCCATCAACGCGAACCTCATAAAGTGCATCTTTGTCATCGCTCTCTTCTTCGGACTCCTCAGATTCTTCCTCCTCTTCGGACTCTTCGTCCTCAGATTCTTCTTCCTCTTCGGAAACTTCTTCCAATGATTCGTCTTGAGTTTCCTCTGTAGACTCTTCCTCTTCTGAAGGTTGCTCTTCCTCGCTCTCAGGTGTTTCCTCGTCGGAATCTAATAAGCCAAGAATTGCATTATGGGCTGCCTCAATACTTTCTGAGGGAGCTATTGGGCCTTGCGGCACAGACGGGGCATTTTGCGTATCCGCCATTTTTACTTCTCCTTATATATGTGGGTGTTGCTTTTCTAGAACCTTAGCCATGTGTCCAGTTTCAACTATGGACGTTATATGTGCCTTGATTCTTTCAAGCAGTCTCGTCGCTAACCAGCATGACTCGCGCTGGCTTACATCATTTGAGCCAGTTCTAGACCAACTCAGTAACAACTCTTTCTCTAGTGTGTCAAATGCTTCTACAAATAATTCGTTCTCTAAGAGTCTCTTTGCCTCTGCCTCTCGGTTCATGTGTCTCCTATAGCTACTGCGCGTTTTTGTTCACGCTCTAGTTGAAGTTCTTGCATTTTTAATTCTGCGTCAACCGCGTCAGCCGCAGCCACCTGTTGAATTTTCATCTGCTTTACTTGGATATCAGCAGCCTTTATTTCAAGCTCTTTCTGCTTTAACTGCATCTCCATAGCAGCCATTTGTTGTTCGGGTTCTTGCCCCTCTTGTTTTGGTGGCATTCTAGATGGGTCAGTTAAGAAGTCATCAACATTCTGAAACCCCATATTCTTTACCATAGCAGCCCCTATATTATACATATTCTGGTCATTTACTATAGGTAATCCACCCTTCATCGCTTCTCCAGCGAATTGTAACATAGCCGACAGGTGCGCTAGTTGCTGGTCTTTATTGCCGTTGCCTAACGCTACAGATACAGTGCAATCTGCTTTGTCGTTCCAAGCATCAGGTCGAACAGGAATCCACTCATTGCGAATCATTACGGTTCTTTCCTTGTCTTGATTCTTTAATAGTAATTCGTAGATTCTACGCATTAATTCCTTTACGCCTGTTTCTGCAAAATTCCTTGCAATCAGTTCAACCCTGCTCTGCGCTGCTGTCATCACCGCATTAACAGCGGTTGCTGTAGTGTGGGATGTTAAAGCATTCTCGTTCAAGCCTTGAGACATTTTAGAAACGCCAGCTCTAGACTCTCTTACGCTATCTAAGTATTCAAGCATCTGGAATGAATACGGCTCCAGTGATGGGGTCGCCAAAGGGGTGATAGCATTGGGAGATTTTACGCGAACCACACCGCCCGGTCTCTGCGTTAGCAAATCATCTAAATTCGCTTGGCCCTCTAATACAGCATAACGCCCAAAGTTCTGATTATACATATTGTCCATTAGGTTCCGCATCAATGTACTCTTAATCAATTGCAGATCCATTACTAAATCGGATATGGATAACCCAAAAAATTTATGTGGGATTTTGATCGGTGTAATGCTTACGAATGGTATAGAGTCTACCTCTTCATTCTGTAAAACATAATCACCAACAGTACAAACTTTTCTTAATTCTGCTATACCATCATTGTTATAGTCTACCCTCAGAAAGCTTTCATGCAACCAATATACTTGCAACGATTCATCATCTGTTCCAGCCCCCCACGCATCGCCCCAGTAATTTGCAGACTTATCGAACTCATATCTTGACAACCGCTCCATTGAGTATTCATCTTCGTTGAATCCACCACCAGACAAATCTCCAGACTCAAGATTTTTGTCAGGATACATTTCCCTAAGATCGGATAATGTTTTCGGCAAACGGTGACAAACGAATCTAGCGTCCTGCATAGCCTTCGCTTCTCTCGATATTAGAAACTCATCAGGCGGAACATTCTCTACTCTAACTCTACCTGTATAAGATGTCCTCTTTAATACAAGATCATGCGTGCCATCTTCGAAATCTGTATGCTCCACTACCTCTATGTCATTGCTAGATATTAAAATCTGCAATTCCATTTCTTCTAGATTGTGGTATTCTTCTCGCTGCGCTTCTTCGTACTCATCCCACCAAACTTTTACAATACCATTCTTCTGCATCAAAGCATCTGTAAACCACGAATACAGAACTTCCCAGCCATCGTTATCCTTAGCAAACACATAATTAACATAGTCTGTTGCCTGTTTAGCCATAGCAACATCTTCAGGACCGACAGGACTAAACTTGACCATATCGTCACCAGACGCAAATATACGCATCAATGATGGCTTTATCCACTCAATAGTATCCTGAACAGTGGAATCAACAAACTGGCTTCGGCCCTCTACCTCATTCCCAAAGGGCAACGCATAGTAGTAGTCCATAGCCATTTCACGCTGTTTAGATATAGTATCACTGTAACCAAGAGAGTCTGTGATCTCTCCGCGTATCCTAGTTACAATGTCTTCTTCGCTAATTTTTTCAGCCATCAAATAATTCCATATTGCTTGTACTCTACTTCGTTAGTCCAGCTAGGGTCCGATCCAGCTACAGCATACCTTTTAGATTGGAATGCGTATCTTGTTGCAGACATTAGATCATCTCTTATGGGCGTGATCTTGCCCTCTTTCCTATGGTACATCCTAAACTCCTCAAACCAATCTGACAGAGTTGAAAAGACCTTGAACTTATCTGCTTCCATTGCTTGAAGGATCGCCATGATCCCCTCTTCTACACTATTGCCACCCTTCTTCTCGCCTAACGCAGCAGGATTAGTGAAATGCTCCAGAAGCATATTACAACCTAAGTTCCTGTATTGGTCAGCAAGGCCCGGATTTCCCATACTATCCCTGCGATTGCCGTCATGCGGGTAGGCTATGGGTATAAAACTGGGCCTGCTTTTTATAAATCCTGAGTGGGTTGCCGGAGAAGCTTTAGAAGCTCTATGGCAATCATAAATGTAAAACGTATCTGTATCTTGGTCTATGGCGCACCACACTACTGCTGTCGGGTGATCCCAGCCAAAATCTATCGCCGCTATTCTAGGCCAGTGTTCCTCTATCTTTATAGGATCAATGAATAGTTTATCTTCTGCTATAGGGAAGACAAGGCCCGAACCTAGAGAGGGTCTTCCGTATCTCCTCATCTCACGTTCATGCGGAGAATAACTGGACAGTATCTGCTCCATCACCGACTCGTTAAGATGCCCCTTTTTCCCCATCATGGACATTATTCTCTCAGAAGCGTCATCCCAAGTTGCATTGGTTAGGGACTGTCCCGGCTTTAAGTTGTTCACAAAGCTTGCCACTGTCTCTGTCATGCCAGACTCAGGAGTAAACGTCATGTACACCATGCCGCGCCTGTCTAGCGTTCTTGTAACCGCTTGGGAATATATATCCCTAGACGGCTCCTCATCAAGCCATATACAGTCTACTGAGCGCCCCTGCCACTTCTCAACGCCCATTTCGTAGGCCTTGAAGAATAAAGATGAGTTCCCACCGCTGACATGGCGAACTAGCGCCATCGACTTAGCGTTTGGTACACCGGGCTTGCGTTCCGTTTTTATAAGAGTATTTAGGGGAATCGAGCCGGAACCGTATGCTTCAGGGTCATCGGGGGAACCCAATAATTCTGCTTGTACTATATCTCTTGTTGTTTCGTTTGATACGCCGCCAGCCCACGCTGTGATAGGCTGCGTAAACCTACGACCATTCCACCACTTAGGGTATAACCCAGTTATATGGTATGACAACTCAGCAGCACCACAATAGGATTTTCCTATTCTGTTTGCCGCCATCAACAATCTCTGGTTGGCTTCTAGGCCAGTTTCGTGAAATCCTTTCTGGTACGGGTATGGGTCGTAGAAGTCAAGCTTGTTATACCGCTCCCGCCTCCTTAGTTCCCGCATCATCTCTACAGCTTTTTGCAGCTCTACCCTACTGGCTTGCTTGGCCTTTACCATAAATTGGTTTAACTTTTAAACGTCTAATTTATTATTTATTCTGTGCACTTCTGAGGAAACCCACTCTGAGAATATAAATGGGAAAATCCCATGTATAACCCCAACCACAACCAATACTAATAGCTGGCTGCTGGTTTTCCAAGAAAAGGCTAAATGCTCAAAATAGTTTTTATTCTGCTCTTTCAGGTGTTTCATTTAATTCATAAGTTCCGGTATTTCATCAGTTGTAGAAGTCCCCATTAAAGCCTCTAGCTCCCTCTTCAATTCATCTGTCGAAGCTTGCTCAACGTGGGATATTTCTTGCTGAACCCTTTCTACAGGCTTTAAACCAGCCCTGTCCAGCACATCTTTGATCGCACCCAGTCTGACACTTTCAGACTCCGCTGCGTCAACAAGGCTGCGTAACTGTGCTAACGCACCCGGTACACAATCCTGCAACATCTTCTTCTGCCGCTCTTCTATCTCTCTAGCGTACTTGTTCTTTAGCTCATGTCCTCGCTGCTTTGGTGAACCATAGCCAGCGAGTTCTGCTGAACGGGTTGCATTACCCGTCAGACAGTATTGCTCGATGAAGGTTTCTTGCTTTTCTGTTCTCATTTTTTCCTTAGTGTGGGCCATTTTCTGTATACGCAAGATCGGATTCCAGATGGGTTAGGCGCGTTGTGCGCTAACTTTATTGCCGACCTAGCTCTAGCCAGTGTATTAACTGGAAAGCTTCCTTTAGGCGCACCGCCAGCAGGGCCGCAGAAGTCTGAGTCTTTTACTCTATTGTACTCACCGACGTTTGATCCGCCGGGCTTTTTCCTAGCTTTTCTTTGAACTTTAGTTAAGGCCATCAGTAATCCCGCCCATCTATTGCCGTTTGTAATATTCCTGCCTTAGCGGCGGGACTAGCATAGGGGGCGTGCCTTTTCCAAGAATGTATTCTTCTATATCTTTCTGATGGACCTGATTCAAACTGGTCCATTGCTCTTGTTCTTACTGCTTCACCCACTTTGCGTTCTGTTATCGGTTTACTTGGTTTTTGCTGTCCCCTCTTAGATCCAACCTTATAAACTCCGGGGTCTTCTCTTGGCATCATTCGCCGCACACCGCCGGATTCAATACCCTCAGCTACTAGCGGCCTATAGTCCAGATAAATCCTGTTTGTATCAGAGCCGGTATCCAAGAAAAAATCTATATATTTTTTACCTGCACCTTGCTTCATCTGGTCTTGCAGGACTTGCAACCCCTTTTCTGGGTCCAGTTTATTTACCAAGTATCTTACCTGTATTGTGGCAAGCAGAGAATCCTGAATTCTAACCCCTTGATTCATGCTCACAAACCCATCAGAGTCTATTAAGTCCCTCTCTAGCCTAGCTGGATCAAAGTAAAAATTTTGCTCCTTACTAGGAGGGTCAGTTTTTCTAGCCTCGTTTCTTCTCTTGAAATCATCTATAATGTTTTTCTTGGTAACTTCAATATTATTATTCTTCAGGTGACGCACAACTGTCATAAGCATTGGAGCATAAGGCGGGTCCACATTTCCCGAATTAGCTTGATTCTTTATTGATTTTACAAAGAATGGTTTGCTGCTTATATGCACAACGTCATCGTTTAATTTGTTGTCTGCTTTAATTCTAGCCGATACATGATTTTTTATTACGTCATCTGTTATGCCCAGTGACGCACGATAACCCGGTTTATACTCATCAAGCATTAGTAAATCATTTACAATCTTTGGGTCATCCCGTAACTTACTTTGAGCAACCCTTCGATGCACCGGCGTCAAATACCTGTTGATATCTCCAGAAATAAGCCTACCTAGTCTAGGATCACCGGGGTGAAATTTCTCTAATATTGATGCATTATAAGCCAACTGTGAATGGTACTGCTCTTCCGCCTTGTCTATCATTTGCCGGGGTGTAAAGAAATTGCCAGTTTCTCCCGCTTCCGATGACTCCCTACCTATTCTGTTTCCAGCGGAATCAGTGTAAAACTCTTTTCTCTCCGCAGCTTGCTTAGCCGCTCTTTGCGTAGTTTGAGACAGCCTCTCCAACTCCCTATAAACATTTCCGGTAATCCCGAATGTGTCCCTGAGCCAAGCTTCTTGCGTATCTGTAAATCTCTGTAACGGGTTGCGCCAAGCAGCTTGCTTGAACATCTCCTTGAGATGCTGCACTTTTGCCTTGCTCTCTAACCCCTCTAGAGGCAATTCTTCATGCAAGGTAGACAGTGGTCTAACATCATCCCCATCACCCTTTTTTATGGACTTCAATAAAACATTATAAGCTTCAGGGTTGTCAAAATACCAGTTAGGTATAACCTTCTGCTCATAGTCTAATCTGGTCTGCACAACTCCGGGCTTTTCTCCAGCCAACTGCTGCCTAGATACTAGCTGCCCCGCTGCTGGATTTAGCACATTATATCTTGTATCACCCACAAATTTTGCCGCCTTCCCCACAACATCCAACGGTGTTGCTTTTCTAGCAAGTTTAGCGGCGGTCATTAATCCGCTTCCTATGAGCTTTGTAGGCTGTATAGCGCCAGCTAGTAGTTGAGGTAAGGCATAAGCCATAGTTCCCAACAGCGGCCTTTGAGATTCCTCTCCGGCTGCGAAATCACCCAACGCTTGAAAAGGTTTATCAATAACCTCCATCGCGCCACCAATGGCTTGCAAGCTGTCAGCAGTTGCTTGCGATCTTGGTTGGTAAGCCCAAGACTGAACCTTATCCATAGTGCCTTGCGCATCGCCACCCAAAGCTCCACTAACCAAACCGCTTAATCCAGCGATTGGCATCATACCAAGCTGAGCGCCCAGCGTTACAGGCGTTTCCCATGCTGACCTTCCTACATCAGATAGCAAACCTCGTAAGTTCTCTTTGCGATAATCTGTTGCCATATAAGGAATTGCTTATGATACTTAAAAATTGGGATGACTGAATGGGTAGAATATATAATAATAATAGAAATAAAAAAAGGGGTGGGGTGGGGTCGTTGTCAAGACTCCTTCACCGTCTCCTTTCCGCTTCAGTTCCGCTATGCTCCTTCTTCAGAACCCCGGCAGGCACGGGTGTGTGTGTGGTGGGAACATT